CGTCGCACCAAACGGGTCAAAAAAGCGTGACTCGTTATTCAAAACAACACTAAGCGTCCCTGCCGAAAACCGGTCAAGCTGGCGGTTCTTTCCCCGCTGCACAGACACACTGCGCACAAAACGGCTCACGTCATAAAAAAACACTCCACCCAAAGGGAACTCTGTGTTGTCCAACACACCTGCAACCGGGTCGTCCAGAATGAAACCGCGTGTACGGCCAACCTCAACTGTGGTGTCGTGCATCACGCCCTCGCAAAGACAGGGCCGGACGTGCGTTCATATGCGCGAATGGCAGAAAGAATCTGCTCACCGACCTGAGAACCATTGGTGCCGATACCCGCGTTCACCGTGATGTTATACGTTGCGCCACCCCTGCCAAGTTGGTCCAGAGGCACCACAGCTTCAGGGCCCGCCTCGCCAATCAAAGCAAACGTCGGACTGCTGACAATGCCACCGTCAGCCATCGCAGGCACACCAAAACGGTCGGCCAAAATTTGTGCCGCCCTGCTCTGATTAGTGACGCCCGCACGCTGCATTGTCCCCCTAACAAACGCTTCTTCAAACAAAGAGGAATACTCTGCCGCTGCCGCTTTAATGCCTCGGCGACCGTTGTCAGTAATACCGGTGACGTCAACTTCCGGGAAACTCATGTTGTCGAACTGCCCTGGGACAGAAATGCGGTCAAACTCAACCATCTCAGCCCTGAAGTTTATTTGCACCCCAGGCAAAGAGTTAGCTTTTTCGATAAACCAATTCAGCCCGCGAAGCGACCCGTTGATAAACTTTTCCATCGCCTCAATCATGAGGTTCATGCCCTCAGCGAAGAACAGCCTAATGGAGTGGACTAGCTTGCCAAAGTCGTCCGCAAAATCTCCCATCGCCAACAGTAGGCGGCCCAAGCCTGCCTGTTTGAAAACTTCCATGGCAATAGGTAAAACAACAGAAAGCACTTCAGCGAATCTTGCCAACGCTGGAAGAACCACGTCCACAAGTAGCGCCTCAAGCACAGGCAGCACATAGTCAAGCAACGGCAGGAACATTTCCACAAGCTCAAGAATGATAGGGATTAGTGTTTCTAACAACGTCATGAAAATTGGGAACGCTGCCGCAATGATAGGTTCCAACGTGTCTGCTATATCCATCAGCACAGGTGCCAACAAATCTAGAGCGTCACCGATAAAGTCGCCGAGCACACTTGTCAGGTCGGCAAACAATGGCATCAGCACGTCAAGCAAAGCGATGACCGGCGGCAGAATAGCGGCGACCAGGTCGAAGAACACTCCCGCAATGTCGCCAATGATGGGAAGCAAAGGCATTAATGCTTCCATTAACCCAGGCAACATGCCGGCCAGTCCGCTAAATACAGGCTCCAGCTCTGTAAACAAACCTTCCAAAACTGGACCCAAAGAGTCGATGACGGGCATTAAAGAGTCAAGCATCCGCGCGGCAATGGGGAGGAGAATGTCACCCACACCGAGAAGGGAAACCTTCGCGGTCTCCAAAGCTTTGTTCATTTTGAATCCGGCAGTGTCCTCAACTGCTGCAAACGCATCATCCAAAGCGCCGACGTCGTCGGTCATGTTGGCAAAAATTTGTGCTGTGCCCTCAACGTTTGGACCCATCAAGTCCAGCACACCAGACAAGGCTCGCACGTTTCCAAAGACCGAAGCTGTCGCCTCAATGTTCCCGTCGAAAGCGCCGGTCAAAGTTTCTAGCGCAGAGAACAAACCTTTCTCTTTTATTTCTTGCCGCAAACCCTCGGCAGAGAGCCCCATGCCAGCCAGCGCTTCGTTGGCCTCGGCTGTCGGAGAAGTTAGCGATGCAAGAATTTGTCGCAACTGGGTCGATGCTGTAGAAGCATCAGTACCCGTTCGAGACATGGCGGCCATGGCCGCACCTACCTCATTAAACCCAACACCCAAAGCCGACGCCAAAGGCAACACCTGCCCCATAGCGCCTGCAAGCGCGGCAGGCTCCAGCTTTCCCTCCCGCACCGCCTCGGTCAAAACATCCACCGCCTGCGCACCATCAAGCTGTGAAGCCCCATAAGCGTTCACCGCAGACGTCGCCAAGTCCGCAATCGTCTTAGTGTCACCCAGTCCGGCAGCGGCACCCTTCAGCGATGCCTCCAACACGGTCACAGCGTCAGCGCCACGCAACCCCGCCGACGTGATAAAGAACAAAGCGTCCGCAGCTTCCTGCGCGGACCGGCCAAACTGTGGGCCTAACGTTTTCGCGGCATCCTCAAGCTCACCCAGCTGGTCAGTGGAAACACCCACCAACCCTTGAATCTTTGCAAACGACGTTTCAAACTCGGACGACATCCGCAACGCCGCAGTCCCAATTCCGGCAATGGCGGCAACCGAAGCGGCACCAATGGCGGCGGCAACACCACCAAACTTCTTCAGTGCAGACTTGCCGCTGTTGATACCTTTCGGGTCAAACTTTGATGCAATAACAAGACGAATTGGACCGCCAGCCATAATGCCCCCTAAACCCTAAACTTTTTGTCGTACGAAGCCATGAACGTGTTAATGATTCCTCGCGCCGTTTCAACAACAAGAGGGCGCATTTTGAGAAACGAGTCATATGCGTAACGGCCCGCTACCCCACGAATAGGTTTGCGCATCTGCAGCTTGTTGATGAAAATGTCGCCCTGTGTTGTAACCCTGTGCGTCATTTCCCTGGTGACGCCACCACCGCGAACGCGCCTCGTGTAAGGTTTTGACACTGTGCGACCAGGCCTAGAGCGAATACCTGCCAGCTCTGCATAATCAAAGCCAAGCCCACGCTTACCACCCGTAACCGTAATCATCAAAAGGTTTGTGCCATTTTTTTTAGACCGGCCAGGCATGAAAGACACCACCGGTTTGTTTACACCACGCCACCTAGTGGAGCCGCGATGGTTCATGCCTGACAAAGGTGCGGTTTTGGGAATGTCCGACTGAATCTTTGACGTCATCGGTGCTAAACCAATCTTCAACGATGACCGCAACATCCGCACAGACTTATCGTCAATCGCCTTCAGCTCACGCACAACCCTGTTCAGGTCGCCTTGGTCAACGAAAATAGTCACAGGAAAAACTCCTCAAAGTCTTCCTCTATTCTACCGGCGCGACTGCCCCCGCCTCGCCTTGCCCAAAAGGTAACGCTGAATAGTGAACAACATGCGTGGCTCCAAGTTCATCAACTCGGTCGGAGACAAGCCCGTTTCACAAGCAATCGTGGCAATCAGCCAATGGGTGGAATCGTCACCGATTCCTTTTATGCTTTTGGGTTAGCCGCCTGCACAGATTCAACATCGTTCAGCCAGTCTTCAAAAGTTTTGGCTGTAGCTTTTGTGCGCTGTTCAACATGCCACGCCAAAAACATCAGGTGCGTTAGCTTTGCATCCTTTTGCAGGCGCGACATAGAGAGGTCGAAACGTGTTTCGAATCCAACAATGTCGGCGGCGATACCGTTGACAACCTTCGGGGTGTCGTTTCCAATGTAGTGAATTTCGAGCGTAAAGTTCATGCCTGAAAGTCTACACTAGCTAGGCTGTGCCGCGAACAACTCCTGCGGTTCCGGCGAGGTTCCAGGACACACTCAGTGTGGCCAAGTCTCCGACGGTGCTTGCAAAGGGAGAATACGATGAGCACAGAAACTCTGCCGTGTAGCTAGGGTTCGTCGCGCTAACGGATGCCGAGGTGGGAAGAATAACGACGGTCGCGTTTGAACCCAACAATGGGAACAAGGTGGCGTCCACAGCGGTCGCCCCGAAGTCTTGGTGAAAGTCAAGCGTGATGCTTGCATCCTTCAGCCCACCGATGCGGGTCCGGTATCCCGAGTTGGAAAAGCTGGTGACGTCCTGCTCGTCGGAGCTAATGTCCAGGGTTACCGCCGCAATACTTCCAGAGAAGTCCGAGCCGTTGATGGTGATGTTGTAGTCTGTGGCCACAAAGCGTGACATGTGGTTCTCCTCTAGTTAGCTAACACGGTGACAATGAAGTCTGCCGAAAGGTAAGAAATATCTCCCCCTAATGATACCGCAGAGATGTTCGTCATCGTCTCGACTCTGACATCGTAGGCTGTACCACTAAGCGTTTTGTCTGACTCGATAGCAGGTTTTATTCCGCCCGCACCTGTCGAGGCGTAAATGTTAAGTTTTTGTTGTGCGGCGCGTTCGGCGGC